AGAAGTGGCGGAAAGCTACATGGCCGATCGCCTCAAGCGTCTGCGAAGCGAGGTTAACCGTCACCAGTGGCGACAGACGCTTGTGGACTACGCTTATCCGGTCATCGGTAAAATGCCGGTCAACGAGATTGAAACGAATGACGTGCTTGCAGTGCTCAAGCCCATCTGGGAAGCCAAGTGTGAGACAGCGGCGCGGCTGCGCGGACGCATTGAACGCATTCTCGCTCGCGCGACCGTCGAGGGGCTTCGCCGCGGTGCCAACCCCGCGACCTGGCGCGGGCATTTACAGGAGGCGCTCCCGGCTCGATCGGAAGTGCAGCCGGTGAAGCACTTCCGGGCGATGGACTATCAAGACGTTCCTGCCTTTATGGCCGAGCTCGACCAGATTGATACCGTTGCCGCCGCCAGCCTTCGCTTCCTCATTCTCACTGCCGCGCGGACTGGTGAAGTCATCGGTGCGCGCTGGAACGAGGTCGACTGGAACGAGAAAACCTGGACGGTGCCGGCTGCTCGGGCCAAGACGGGCCGCAATCACGTGGTGCCGCTTTCCACCGGGGCGGTGGCTGTGCTCCGGGGAGTCGAACCGCTCCAGGGTTCCGGCGATGATTTTATCTTTCCGGGTCGCAAGGGCGCGGCGCAGTCGTGCATGACTTTGCTTTCATTGCTGCAACGTCGAATGAAGCGTGCCGTAACAGCTCATGGGTTTCGCTCGAGTTTTCGTGACTGGTGCGGCGATGCAGCCGGCGTTCCCCGCGATTTGGCTGAGGCATCGTTGGCCCATGTCATCAAGGACCAAGTCGAGCGGGCGTATCGCCGCAAGACAGCGATAGAGCGCCGGCGCGCGGTCATGCAGCAATGGTGCGATTACTGCCTGCCGCCATCGACAACAGTTGTGAATATTGCGCAGGCTCGACATCGAGCAACTGCCGCCTGATATTCTGAGACAGCGCGGGGCCGGCCGGCCAGCCGTCGCGATCCCCTTAACCGCCGGGATTGCTTGCCCCGCGTAGCCTGATCTGGCGGTAAGGCGGTTTTCCATGTCCTTCAGCGACGAGCTGAGGTCCTTTGAAACTGATCCGGAATCACGCCTGATTATCGAGCGGTGGCTGGAATATGGCGACCCGGATGACATGTGGGAAAAGCTGCTTCGGGCTGAGGCGCGTCATCAAAAGCGCAACGAAGCGGCACATCCGCTACCGCGCCTGGACGCCAGAGAATTCATTCAAGTGGTGTTGTCGGCGCGGTACGGCGTTGACCGCCTGATCGCGCACGAATCGATGGTGAGAGACCGATTTGCAAGGCTAAAAGCATCTCTTGTGGAAATGATAAAGCTAGCCGAATCTCCACGCGACGTCGAAGATGATTGCACATTTCAAGCCGGAATTCGAACGGTTAGATAAGTCGATTTATGACTTCGGCGCCTCAACCGCCGTTAGCCGAAAAGACCAAAGCGGATCGCGCACCAGGAAAGCTTTTAAGCTCCGCGTCGGGAGTTATTTGGCGCCAAGGTGCGGCAGTGTGATGAACGAGATCACAAACGAACTGATGGATATTGTCTTCGACAAAGAGCATTCCGAAGACCAGGGGCGCATCGCTCGCCGACCTACGACAAAGGACGGGCGGGACCGGTAACGAATTCCGGTACATTCAAACCCCATTTTACGCTTTGAATGCACCGCGCGCGCTTACGTAGCGCGGCGTAGTTTCCATGGCGCTTTACACCGTTCACGCAGCGCGTGGTGGCAAAATGCGCCCGGAAATTACAGGCAAGAAAATCCTGCCGCTCGAAGAGCGATTCGGCGTGACCGTCGCGGTCGCCGCCGCCTATGTCGGCATCGGAAAATCTAGAATTTACGAGCGACTGCGGAGCGGTGAGCTCGAAGGAAAAATCATCCACGGCCGCAGGATCGTTGTCGTACAGAGCCTATTGCGCATGTGCGGCGGGGCGCCGAGCGCGAAGCGTGAAAAGGAAACGGCGAGATCGGAGGAATCCGCCTCGCCGTAATCAATTTCTGGATTGCCCGGCGAAAAGCCGCCGGCGCCGGGCGATCGACAGGCGGCACCACCGAGCCCCAGGGACACGATCGCTGCGGAGCGATGTCCCTGGGCACTCGGATCCAAAACTAAAAGGATGATTTGGATGTCCCTAAATATTCAGCCCTTCGATCCAAATCAAGCAGCGAAGATTATCCCGGCCGCCGATCGCACAGCGAGCCCGCGCGGAGCCAAAGCGCTTATTGTCGGGCCGACTGGTGTCGGCAAGACGACGCTGCTTCGTGGGCTCGATCTAGCGAGCACGTTATTTATCGACGTCGAGGCCGGCGACTTAGCGATCACCGATATCGCGGTCGATACCTTCCGGCCGCGGACCTGGCCGGAGTGTCGCGACCTCGCCGTTGCCTTGGCTGGCCCCAACCCGGCCGTTCCGCCGGACAATGTCTACAGCGAAGCGCACTATACCGCGGTCAAGGGCCAGTTCGGCGATCCGGCCCGGCTTAGCAAGTATCGCGCCTATTTCATCGACAGCATTACCGCCGTCGGCCGGCTGTGTTTCCAGTGGTCGAGCCAGCAGCCGGAAGCGTTCTCTGAGCGCAGCGGCAAGAAGGATTTGCGCGGCGCCTACGGCTTGCACGCCCGCGAGGCTCTCGCCTGGCTGATGCATATCCAGCAAGCCCGCGACGTCAACGTCGTGTTTATTGGCGTCCTCGAAACCGTCGTCGACGATTTCAATCACAGCGAACATCGCCTGCAATTCGAGGGCACTCGCACCGGGCGCGAACTGCCGGCCGTCATCGACGAGGTCGTCACTTATGGCTGGGTCGATTACGGCGACGGCGCCTTGGTGCGCTCCTTCATCTGCACATCGCCGAACCGCTGGAATTATCCAGCCAAGGATCGCAGCGGCCGGCTCGAACAATTCGAGCCGCCCGATCTCGGCAAACTTCTCAACAAGCTCACGAAGCCCCGGACGGCGGCTTCGCTTCAACAGCCGTCCCCAACCTCAAAGTCGACCTCAACCGCAAAAGCGAAAGGATAGGGTCATGGATTTCAATCAAGCTGGAGCTCAAAAAAGTTTCGACGTCATTCCCGACGGCACGATCGTCGTCGTCCAGATGAATATCCGCCCCGGCAATGTCGGCGAGGGTGGACTTCTGAAACGTTCGAAGAATGGTCAAGCGGAAATGGTCGACGCGGAATTCGTTGTCGTCCAGGGCGAATATGCCAAGCGCAAGTTCTGGGAAAACATGGTTCTGTCCGGAACGACTCACGGACACCAGGAAGCCGCCGACATCACCAAGCGCCGCCTGCGCGCGATCCTCGAGAGCGCCAGAGGCATCAAACCGCAAGACGTCAGCGAAGCGGCGAAGGCGGCGCGCAACGCCGAGTTCGCCGAATTCGACGGCTTGCGCTTCATGTGCAAGCTCGGCGTCGAACCGGCACGGGGCGAGTACAAGGCGAAAAACAATATCGCCGAAGTCATCACGCGACGGAATGCTGAAAGGCCACGCTGACGGCATTTTCGTTGCCGGACCCCAGATCGCCGACGTCAGCTATCCCGCGCTGTGGGAGCATAAAGGGCTTAACAGCAAGGGTTTCCGTACGATCGAACGCGACGGACTGCGCCAGGCGTATCCGCAATATGCGGTTCAAGTCGCTCTGTACCAACATTTCCTTGGCATCGACGCTAATCCGGAGATTTTCACCATCACCAACGCCGACACGTGCGAGCGCTTGCACATCCTCGTACCCTACGACGCCGAGTTTGCACGGACCTGGATTGAGCGCGCTGAGATCGTCATCCAGGCTACGCGCGCCGGCGAATTGCTGCCGCGGTTCACCGACAACCCTGATCACTACCGTTGCCGCTACTGCGGTCACAGGGCGAGGTGCTGGCGATGAGCATCGAGCCGGTAGCCGAGAAGCTCAGTAAGCTCCTTAAGCTCTTGTCGTCACCACACGACGCTGAGGCGCTCGGCGCCGCGCGCGCAATTCTGCGCACCCTCGAAGGCGCCGGCGCCGATATTCACGAGCTCGCCGCGCGCGTCGAAGAGCTCAAGCTGTCAGAAGCGGAGATGCAACGGATCTATGACCAAGCCTATCGCGACGGCAGGGATGCCGCAGCGGCCGATGTGGACTTCAGCAGTGTCGACCCGCCTTCGTTCTACGAGATGGCTAAAGAGATCGAGTACAAAGACAATGGCCACTTGAACGCGAAGGAACGAGAGTTCGTCGGCGACATGGTGCGCTGGTGCGCCCGGCGCGAGCCATCAGAGAAGCAGGCGAAATGGTTGCATGCAATTTACTGCCGGATCGAACGACGCCGATGATGAAGCCCAACAAGATCAAAACCAATTTCGAAAAATTCCCCGGCGCGCTCGCGCCGCTGTGTGAGGTCGAGCACTGGGTCGTCTGGCGTTGGGAGCAAAGAAAAGGCAAGTGGACTAAGCCGCCGTTCATGGCAACGGATCCGCAGCGCAAGGCGAAGAACAATGATCCGGCGACGTGGGCCAGCTATGCGGCGGCCGTTGCCGCGGCGAGCGAAGCCGACGGCATCGGCTTCGCCCTGCTCGACACGCCGTTCGTTGCCATCGATCTTGATCACTGCCTCGCCGGCGACGAAATCGATCCCTGGGCCAGGGCCTGAATCGAGCAAGCCAACGGCGCCTATGTCGAGAAGACACCGTCGGGCGAGGGGCTGAGGATCATCGGCCTTGGCAGCGGCGACAAACTTCACCGTAGGTGGAAAATCGAGGGCGCACGCGAGGAAGCCGGCATCGAGGTTTACCGCAATTGCGAGCGCTATATCACCATCACCGGCGCGCAGCTCGGCAAGTGTGAGGAGCTTTCAGAGCTCGATCTGCTCGACAAGATCGCGAGCGCATACGACGGCAAGGGACAAGACGACATAGAGCAATCTGGTAGCAACGGCTTCGACTTTAACAAGGCCGGCGCCTCGATCGACTATGATGAGATCATCCGCTCCGGCGCGCCCGCCGGCGCCGACGCGAGCGCCGTGTTTCATGCCGTTATCGGCCACCTGTGTGCCAAGGGCGCCTCGATTGAGACTATCGTTGAGGCGCTGTCGAAGTGGCCAAACGGTATTGCTCGCCGCTACGCCGGGCGACTGCACGGCGAAGTCGAGCGCTCATTCAAGAAATGGCAGAGCAAGCGCAAGATCCACGTCGACCGCGGTGCCGCCGAACCGAATGAGCCGCTGGTTTGGGAGACGACCGACAAAAACGGCGTCCCGAAATCAACTTGTGCGAACGCGCGGCGGGCCCTTCTGGCACTCGATGTCAAATGTCGCTTTGATGAGTTCCACGACAAGCACATCGTCGAAGGCCCGGTTGTCCTTAAACTCGCCAACCTCGACCTTGTCGTTGCCGACCTGCGACGAAAAATCCATGCAGCGTTCAGCTTCGACCCCGGCAAAAACCACACCATCGACGCCGTCGAGCAATTGTGCGTCAGGAACAAATTCAATCCAATCACCGATTACCTCGACGCATTGAGGTGGGACGGCGCGCCGCGGCTCGAGCGCTGGCTGATCACTTATCTTGGCGCCGAGGACACCGAGCTCAATCGCGAGTTCGGCCGCCTGGCGCTGATCGCCGCTGTGCGTCGCGCGCGAAAACCCGGGACGAAGTTCGACCCGATTGTCGTACTCGAAGGCCCAATGGGAAGCCGCAAGTCAATGGCAATCGAGATAATGGCGGGATCCGAGAATTTCTCCGATCAAACCATCCTCGGCGCCCGGGACCGCGAGGTGCAGGAGCTCCTCGCCGGCATCTGGCTGTATGAGATCGCCGAGCTGTCCAATATCCGCCGAACCGACGTCGAGCATATGCGCTCCTTCGTGTCGCGAACGGTCGACCGCGCCCGCAAAGCCTACGGTCACTTTCGGGTCGATCTGCCGCGAACGCCGATCTTCTTCGCAACCACCAATGACGATGAATACCTGAAATACGCTGATCGACGTTTCTGGCCGGTCAAAACGACGACGATTGACATTGAGGCACTCAAGCGTGACCGCGATCAATTATGGGCTGAGGCCTCAGCACAAGAGCCAGGCGCGTCGATCGTGCTGCAACGAGAATTGTGGGGAGCAGCACACGTCGAGCAGAAAGCGCGCGAGGAAGCTGACCCCTGGGATGAGATCCTCAGTCAGGCGATCGGAACTGTCGAACAGGACGACGAGCGTGTTTTCGGTCGCGACCTGCTCACAACGGTTCTCGGTATTCCTCCAAGCAAGCAACGCGACATAGACGCCAAACGCCTTGGTCGATGTATGCGACGCCTTGGCTGGGACGGACCAAAGGCCCTCAGGATCAACGACGAAATACAAAAGGGTTACTCACGACCTGTAACGGGCGTATCGGGTTAGGCTGGCGCACTAGTTACAAAGTTAAACCGATAAAATAAGGGTTGTGACTACTGTTACTGCTGTAACTGATAATCACTAAGCCGGAAATGGGGAATAATGTGGGGGAGGTCTTAGCGCAACGGGTTTTTACCGGTAATGCAGTAACGAATAGATCGGGGACCGGCGTCGCGCTGCGGGCCGGAAATAGTCATACGGTTATCGTGCGTTGCCGGAAATAACGAGGTTTGTTTGAGGTATTTCCTGGCACCGCATCACGCTGAAATTCCTGAATGGTCGATTATCTGCCGTTTGCAAGCTCGGCCCCGAGACAGCCTGACCGGCAACGACCGCGATCCATTCCGGCCGATGTGAAAGCCGTAGTTCACCTGATGGTGTGGGGCGATGATGCCGATCCCAACGCACTACCGCTGGATCTGATTGCTGCTTGTGCTGCGGCCGGCGTTCAGCCGTATCGGATGCGGCGCTATCTCGATCGGCCGGCCGTGATTGCACATCTGCGTGCGGAACACCGCAAGTTTCGTGAGGTTGTTTGCAGCGGCAACACGGCGGCGCTGCGGAAAGTCAGAGATACGAGCGAGAACGGCATGGCGATTGTTGCCGCAACTCGGGCGTTGGATGGAATGCAAGGTGAGGATGCGGCGCGAGCGGATGCCCCATCGCCTGGCGTGACTATTCGTATCGTCCAGGCGCCACAGCCGGCGCCGATCGTTGATATCACACCGCCGCGGCGGACCATCGATGCCGGTTAACAGTAAGCGCGCTTTCGCGCCTCTGGCATGGGTACGGCATGGGTAGCAGCGGCGTCGCGTCGGATTGTAGTGCAATCTCAATAGGTGATGGCGGAAGGCACCTCCGTCATTTAGCGCCTCTCCTACACCAGCCTAAGCGAAACGCTCATCAGCGATCGTTTCTGAGTCATGGGGAGTCATCGCAGTGGCGATGCTCGATCGCGACCGCGGCGGCGATCGAGCTGACCACCACGTCGATCGGCGTCGAGGTTTCGTTTGTTGTTGACCATCCCGCGACCCCCGCCACCCGGCCGACGGGGGGCAAAAACGCGATCGCCGCGCGCGCTCCAGAGTGGCGCCCACGCATGTCGGCCAAAATTTATTGGGGTTAAAAATTTGGGCCGCCGAAATCATCCCCGGTCGGCGAGTGCAAGCGTTGAAACGATCAGGTTGCAATATTAGGAAGGTCGTGCGGTGCTGATCGCGGTGGGAGGGTGCCTTTGAGTGAGGGGATTGAGGCGCTTACAACCGGCCCCATCCACTGGTTCGAGCACTGGCCGACCGGTGAGGTCCCGCGTACTGGTGCTGCCGTCTGGATCTTGGCGAGCGCAAGAGGCGCCTTATTGGCTCGGCGCGGTTTTTCGTTTTGTCCGAGGTATTTTCGTTTGCGCCGAGGATAGTGGTAGCGGGTTCAGAAGGGGCTTGCCACATGCATACTCACCTCGTTGCAAGCGCCTTTCGAGTTGCAGAGCCGATGTCCCATCGGCCAGCGAAACCCGGTTCGGATGGCCCCTGGGGTCGCCTGAACAGTTAGAATTCTGACATTGGTTGGAGACTGAACCGATGCTCCAGTTCTTCGACGATCTGCCTGACGATAGATGGGCCGCCTTTTTGTACGTTGAGAGGTTTGCGCGACAACAGCATTTGACTCCATCCGTCATAGCGCGGCGCAAATACATACAGATGGTTCTGGTGGCAGCTCATGAGCTAAGCCTTCGCATTCTGCCAGGATGGCAATCCAAGTCAGGCTTGCTCTATAGGACCATAGCCATTGGCATACATGAGGATGATAAGAATGGGGATAATGCATTTGCAGCATTTGAAAAAGATCTGGCTGCAGTAATGCCTAAGATCGAATCACTTGCGAAGCGAGGCACTGCGTCGCGCAGTGAACTGTACACTAGTGAACGACCGCAAGTGCTCGATATTGCCGAAGAACTATAGCTGCCTTGCGCTTTCTGCCTCCAGGGGAATTATCCGCTCGGCATCCGCCGCAGCCAGATCGAATTCCTTTTCGAGTAGGTCTGACGCTCCCCTCAGCCCCCGCACAACGTTCGTTGTCCAAATCACGTAGTCGGCACGGCGCTGCACCGGCCAATCGGCAGGAGGACTCGTAGCCACTGACCGCAAATTCGAGATTTTGTCGGCAAGCTTGAGGATTTTGGCGCGCGGGGGTCAGCTTTGGTGCGTGCTCGATTTGAAGCCGCTTACGTTCTGCCTTTGGTAACTTCTTGTTGTCTGTCACCTCAACAACCAGGTCTGCGACATCGTCGTTGAACTGTGCGGCGATTTCTTCCCGAGTGACACCTTGATCCTCGATTGTGTCGTGCAATAGCGCCGCCACGATCAGATTGGGATCGGCGCCGGCGGTAGCTTCGGCGACTAACATCGCAACCTCA